AACTTTTTATCAGAATAATGTTACTAAACATCCCAAGCGAAAAATCGCAAGGGCTAGTCAAACTATTCTTAGAGAGACTAATTCTGATCCTGTGTTTAACGCTTACCCTCATGTCTTTACTTATCGACACGAGTACAAACGAAAATATCAGGTCCGTACTGGAATACTCTACGAGATTTCTAATCCCGTCGAAGACTCCAGGCATCTTCTAGGAGTCCGCTTTAAAGATATACCTGAGCCGGCTTGGGCTCTCGTGCCCTTGTCGTTTATGGTCGATCGTGTTGTTGACATTTCTTCCGCAATACGCGGTGTCACCAACTTAGCGGACCCAGACTTAACGATTCTGGCGGCCTGGGTAACCCAAAAAGACAACGGCACCATTCAAGTGCAGTTGACGGATTACCAAGACCTCTGGCCAGCGCCTACAGCTATGCTCGGTTCGACAGACCTGTTTACTAATGGTCTGTATAAACGAGATGTGTGGACGCCCGGATATGTCGATACCGTTCCGCAGTTTGATTTAAGCGGTTTGGTTAAAGACGCCGAAACACTGGCAGACTTGGGGACACTTATAGTCTCCAATATACTGTCAGTATAAGCCAACCCAATGGTCTCTGAGTTTATACAAGATTCACCGTTCTGGTGAACCGGCTCAGTTACTACAACAACCAGGAGTAATCCTTAATGGATCTCTCTATATTTGAAGACAATCTGCTGACCCTGACGGACATTGCTGCATCAGGTGCCCTAGCCTTGAATGGCGTAGGCACCACGTTGAGCAGTGCTCGGTTTGTCGAACCTGATCTTGCGGTGAGCGTTGCTCGTACCCTTGATGTAAGTTCGACTCAGCCCGTGGTGAATTCCGCGGCGCCAGGTGGTTACACTCAGACCCGTAGGTATTTCACCTTTAAGGTCCCACAGACACTGTCAAATGGCAACATTACCATTAACACAGTGAAAATGCAAACTGCGTTCGATCCGCAAGCGACTGCTGCGGAACAACTTCAGAACGTCAGGCAGTTCCTCGCCATGGTCAATCTGACCGTGATGGAGGAATTTATCAAGAACGCGGACGTCAGTTAATGACGAGGCGTGAACTTGTTGAGGAAGGTGCAAAGGTCAGTAAGACCCGCGTATCGATCCTCGCCTGTCTTGCATGGCTATATATCATGTACTGACGCTTCCGTACCCCTTCCTAGGTTGGGGTGCATAAAGGCGCCAGATGCTGACAATAGTTTAATCTCCCCCTCCTTGGAGACCCCAGTCCAAGATCCTGACGGATCCGGCAGTTGGGTACCCTTGGTGGGTGAGGTTATTATGCAAGTGTTTGGATATGTGTGCGTTGCGTTGCTTTCGAGCAACTTGGGCACACTAGTGTAACTCGTAAACTCATAATGGAGATTCCAAGTGAGAAAACGGAAAGCAGAGAAAAGAACAAACCGCTCTTTTCAACCTCATGTAATTGCAACTAAGTTGCATGAGGCAGTCACGCGTGATCTTACGGCCAATAGTAAAGGCCGTTTGCCACACCACACTCTGTTAAGCTCCAATCAGACCGATGAATTCCTCAAGAAATTTACTTGGGGTGATCTGACGTCAAACGGAGCGACGAAAGGGGATCTGGAAGCAAAGACATTCGAAAAGTTTCTGAATGTCAATTCGCATATGGCCGCATTCATGGACATTGATGTCCCGCTGACCGACCGTATCCAGAGCCACACGCCGTTTCACGAAAAAGTGTTACTGCGTGCACGAGCATTAATGCGCTCGACCTTAGGCTATATTGAGGAAGATGAGATGTATGCCCGCGGGAGAAATTCCAACGGCACCTCTATCGGTGTGCCCTTCTCGGACACATCGAATGAACGTAAGTTCACCTTTCCCATAACAGTCACAGAGAAGTGTGCACCCTTGCTATCTCGCTGCATGCTGTACAACGAAGAGTTGTCCAGCGCGGTGAAAGAATTTAACCGCAATTACCCCATTGGGGATATGGTGGAGATAGTTCAGGGATCACGAGCTACTACTGTCGACAAGACGGACAAAATCCGCCGTATGATTGCCATTGAGCCTACTGGAAATATGTTTCTCCAGCAAGGGTTGATGTCGATCCTCTACGACCGGATGGCCGCCGTTGGACTCGACGTTCGATATTTACCTGAAGATCACAGACGAAGAGCGCAAGTTGCGTCAATCACTGGCCGTGAGCCACGATTGACTGGACAAGCGCGTCCGACTGTGTTTCGATCGGGCTTCTTAGGTGGCT